GATCCGTTTATTTAATATCACAGTAGACAAGGTCGGATCTAACACCCTGTTTTATGTGTTGGTTTCTAATAGATTAACGCGCCAGCACCAATACTATTTGAATTTATTTTAAAAACTTTTCAGCCTTTGCCATTACTGCACTAACACGTGAATTCATAGTGTAGTAAGTTACATCGTAATCTATGGCCAAATGGTTTATTAATTTGCCTTCCCCGTAAACTTGCCAGATTAATTCGAACTCGTCTGCTCTAAGATATTGGCGTAGAGATTCAAGAGCTAAGCGAGTATCTATTGCATCAAACACATCTTCCTGTGCATCAACCATATAACTGTTCTCGGCTTGATCTTCATCATTGCTGTCTACAAAGTCAACATTTTCCTGGTAAGCTGAATTACGTTTGTAAGTTTTAAGCTTGTTAGACATACTCGTATGTAGATAAGACATCACGGTACGTTCCACGGATCCATTAAGTTCCAATTGATCTAAGTTCATGATCAAGTTGTAGTAGCTGACCTGGAAAGCATCTTCGACGTTATCAGGTTGCCAAGTCTTGAACTTGTGCTTAAGAGTTTCTACCTGCGAATAGTTCTTACTGATGAAGTTATCTACTTCTGTTTTTGTTAGATTCATGTTAGAGGTTATTTGTGTAGTTTCCTATTGTGCCACGCTTTACGTGGATTGTTATTTTGGCCTTGTCCTGTTTTGTCATTAGACTTAAAAAGTCAAACAGCTTCTGAAATGCAAGTTGTGGGTATTGTCCTTGCAATATGATCTGATCCTTGTATCCTGTGATCACGATTTCAGTATACAGATTATTTGTTTTCTCGAATGTTGTATTCATAGTCGTCATCGTTTACTAAGTTAATAATTTCTGAAATATTCAGATTGTCTTCTCCGAGCTTAGCACGTAGATAAGCTACGTCTGCAATAAGCTGTAATGTTTCGGTTGATAATTTGTACATAGCAAATATATATTAAGATGTTTTTTTATCGAGCATTCCCGTTACTAATTCATAAATAGGTGATGGTGCGTAGCACAATTCCCATTGATCAAAAGTATCTTCTGTCTCAAAATTAACAATGAAGTTCATTGCATCGTATTCATACCAGCTTCCTGTCTCTTCTACGATTCGATATAGTAAACCTTCTACGTATAAATATCCGTCTTGGTATTCCATATCAAAGTTAATGCTTTCTGTGTCTGTGTATTCCATATTAGTTTTTGTTTAGTAAGAATTGAACGTGCTTTGTATATACATCCAATTGTAGGTTAATATCTTCTAATTCTTCTGGGTATATTTCCAGTTCCTGTTTTAGTTCTGTGATGTCCATTAATAGCTCTGTTACATCATCGAGCATCCAGTTAATCATAGTTTGTTGTTTTGTGTATTAGTGAAATTATTGTGCCAAAGGTAGTTGATCTGCATTTAATATTTCGATCTTATGCTCGATCTTGTTGGCGATTAAGTACTTGCGAAATGCTTCCACGTTTCTGATAACGTATGTTTCAGTGTGTGGTAGGTAGCACATTGATCCACCTTGTGGGAATGGCTTGGTCGTTGTTAGTCGAATAAATGTTTTCATATTATAGTTGTTCTGCGTATAGCTCTAAGCCGTTATCAAATAAGATTTTGTTGTTCCAAGGGTGTATTGCTACGATTGTAATAACTTCTGTTACTTCTTTACCGAAAGCTAATGTTCTTGTGATTTCGAATTGCTGACCTTTTGAATATTTCATGTGTTTGTTTGTTTGTTACATTGCAAATATACAACAAATATTTTAATCGCAAACGATAACCACAAAAAAAATCCCAAACTATTTCTAGCTTGAGATCTTAAGTATAAGCGAACGGTAGTGTTTACCGGAGTACTATATCGATGTTTTCAAAATCCTTTTCTGTGAATAACACGTTATCTTCTATCCATGTAACGGAAGTGATTACGTACCACAAAGCAATTATGGTTAGCACGTATTTGGGCGGGAATAAATATAATAGTCTATCCAACATTATGAACCACATGCTTCGCAATCGTCACCCTCAAGGTTACAATTTGCATTGTCGTTCTTCTCATCGTTTTCTAACTCTTCAATAAAGCTAGCAAAGTCGTCCATGACTTGTTCTGATCTCTTGTTAAGATCCTCGTTCGTTAGTGCAGGAATTCCTGCGTGTTCATTTGGTGTTTCCATATTTAATTATTTAGTTTGTAAATTTAATTAACCCAAATAGAAGTTGTCATAATTCCCGTAAACTTCTGGGTAGTCTAATTTGTCTTGTGCACTCTTCTTGCCGTGGCATTTGTGACAGAGTGGTTCTAAGTTATCAGGATCAAGACCAAGCGAGTTGTCAACTTCATATGGTACAATGTGATCTACAACATCTGCTAAGATCGGTTTGCTATCGATCGAACAATGACTGCATAATGGCTGTTCCTCAATAACTGATTTCCTAACCTTGCGCCATGCGCTTGACAGATAGAACTTCCTGTTATCGATGAGCCGATCACCTGCCTGCTTCTTACCTGTTTTCTTAGGTGACTTTGCATAAGGTGTTGGGTTGTATTTAATGTTCACCGTATTCTGATTTAGCGTCGAATGAAGGACAAGCCTTAGTTGATACATCGCGATGACCAATGATCTTCGCATTTGGAAATTCTTCTTTCAGTGCCCAGAGGAGTTGTCCGAAGGATTGCTTTTGCGCTGACGTTCTTGTATCTTTAGGTGCCTTCATATCTGAATCCATTCCACCAACATAAACGATACCAATCGAATCATGATTAAAGCCTCGTGCATGAGCACCAGGGATTTCTACCGATCTGCCTGGCTCGATCGTACCATCGATCTTGATCAAGTAATGGTAACCAATATCAGACCAACCCTTAGCCTTGTGCCAACGTCTAATGTCCTCGACATCATGCTCTCTACCTTCTGGAGTTGCAGTACAATGAATAATAATGTAGTTAATTGATCTCATGGTTGGGTATTTATCGGGTAACATATAGTTTGTATATTTCGTCTGATGTTTGGCTAACGTACCTAACAACTACCGAATCTTTCATTGGGGTATAAAACAAAACCAGATCCAAATCACCAAATTGAACTCGTTCTTGTGTTGGCGACTTAGCAATAATATTACTGATCATTTCGAATTCATCCACAGTAGATTGTAGCACGGTAGTTTCTAAAACCAACTTATGCGTTGGTAATATCTCACTTTGGGCTGAAGCAGAAAGTCCAGCGACGAGCAATAGAATAGATAATGTGTTTCTCATAGTGTGTGTTTTAAATAAGCCAGTTTTGTAGAGGTTGCTGGCATACTCTATTAATGCTGATCATGTTTCAACAGAGTGAATTGACCTTAGTGTCCATCTAAATAACGCGTCAGGTCACTATCTATTTGAATAGATCCCAAAATAAATTCTCTCTCTCGTACGTATGTGCTTCGCGGGATTACTAGCATACTACTTATACTAGTAGCAGTTATACTCCTAAGGGTTATAAGGACACTAAGTATCATTACAACTGAAGAAACATTATTATATTTTTTTATATTCCCTTAGGGGTATAGGTGGTAGATAATAAAGTCTTCGCCAAATAAATGAACACTCATTGCTGATCGGCCTTTTTGAAGAATCAGTTGTAGTAGATATGCTATCCTTACTTTTATTAGTAAGTGGATAGCATACTACTAATACTAGTTATCCCGTACGTATGCGAAGGAATTAATAGCCTTTAAGAGCGGGTTCGATTTGTATTTATTCCAACCCGTATGTGAGTTACTTATTTAGACATATCACTACGTTCATATCTAGACCTCAACAATACATACATATTAGTGAGGTGGACTAAGTGCGTTAGAATGCAAATAAACATCCTCTACACACAAGAATGCCCAGACGTTAAGCCTAGGCATTTCATGTAATCTATCGTATGTGACTCTTATTTGGCGTCTAACTCCTTCGCCAATAATTTGGTTACGCGATCAAGTTCATCACTTTCCTTTTCATTCAATTCACGCTTAGACTCCAGTTTATTTAGGTGTTCTATTTTGGCGGTGTAATACATCAAGCGTCCTTTTTTCCAATCGTTTTCTGGGTCCATATTATAGTTGTTTAATTAAGTGATCGATTACTGTTTCTAATTGGCGTAATGTCATTTTGACTTTTACCCATTGCTGAGATTCTAAAGGCGATATGTCATCTGTCATACGATCAGTTGATATGTGCCATCTTAACCACCCCACATAATGGGAGAGTTCTGCTAGGTCCCCTATATTAAGGCCCCCTGTATATGAGGCCCCACCATTATAGGACTCTATTAGTTTATCTGTATATCGATCTAACTCTATATCATACACATGTATATATGATAGCCCCTTATACTTAGGCCTATCGCATAAGGACGTATGTAGTACCATATTCTCAGGCAATAGCATGAATGATGTATTAGATATACCACCCTTAGTGTACGCTTTATTAATAGTTAATGCTTTCTCGTAGTAATTCATGATGCTAATAGTATAGATGTTAGTATTATAATAGCTGATGGTGTGATGTACATAAGTACCTTAGTGATCACGCTATAAGACGGTGTGTCTGGTGTGCGTTCGTATTTATCCAATGAAGACATAATATATTGTTATTGATTACTCAGCTAAAGTAATACATATATTAATACCATTTGAATATTTAAATAATAAATATGATAATAGAGTACTTAGTACTATCACGTTGATCATCATCATATGCCCTACTATATGACCATATGTTGGCCCTTATATAGGTGCTGTGATACTTTATATTATCACTGTGATACTCATCTTAACTCATTAATAACTAAGCACTTACGTCATAATAATTCATCAATGGGGAAGGGGCATTTGATCCTTAAACTATAACATCACGAGATCATGTCCAACCTTCACTTTTTTGTAATGGGTTACATTCCTCGGGGGGAGTTTCTGCGTTTACTGGTGGTTAATACTCAGTATTCAAACGGAAGGGGTTCGTACGCGTTATATAGATATAGGCCTTTTACATTGATTTAAAGCGTTCACGCACAGTATTAGGCTTAATTCGTTATAAACTAGGAGGTTATGGAGCCCGTTTTGAAGCCGGCTCCTCCTCAACTTCACACTCAAAGCACCTGCGACACACTCTGTATTTGGCGAGATATCTATTGTGATACCTCTAAAAACCAGTAAACGGGGTCGTCAAACTGGCCGCAAACCCGGCTATAATAGGTAAGAAAATGAGCAAAAATGAGCAAAAAACCCAGGGAAATCTAGTACCTAGGGTGACTAAATCTGTCGATGAACTGAAGTTGTATGACGACTTTGGGACTGTTTTATCAAATCACGGCCAATTATCTGAGCTAGATCTTGTAACACTCAAGATGCTAGCAGATACTTATGCGCTATATTTAAGAATCAAGAAACAATGGGAGCACGAAGGCAGACCAGTTGTTGAAGAATATGAATCGCGTGGAGATGTGTTAACTCGCCCCTCCGTTTTGTACAAGGAGATGATTGCACTCCAGAAGGAAGTGCTAACCCTCTTACGTGAAATGCACATGTCGCCTAAATCAAGAGCTTCACTTCAAGGCTTGATACTACCAGACATAAACAGTGGTACACAAAAGGCTAAATCTACAATTGAAGACTTCTTAGATCTATAATATTATGAAACCAGTTTACATATACCGCAAGAAATACAATTCAGTAGCTGAGGCTGCAGTTGAGTTAGGATTAGCTAGGTTCGTTATTGTGGCTCGAGTAAGAAGCAAGTCTGAACTTTGGAAAGATTGGTCTAATGACGTGCCAAAGCGCAAGGTTAAAAAGAAGACTGACTAATGTTGACGCAAAAACAATACGAGACCAAATGGCACGATGAGCTAATGGAGTTACCTCCATATGCTAAGACTCATGCTGTGGATCGTAGAATAGATTTTGATAAATTTATATTTGATCCGATCGAGGCAAAAAAAGTTTGTGTGTTTATTGAGCGCTTCTGTACAATTACGAAGGACGCTGAATTGGCCGGTCAACCTCTTAAGCTTGATCCATGGCAATGGCACATGCTTGGAAACATTTACGGCTGGAGAAGAATAAAGGACGGACATAGAAAATATCGCGATGTGTATATTCAAGGTGGACGGAAATTCGGTAAGACGAGTTTGAGTTCTGCACTTGTACTTTACCACATGATCACGGAGAAGGCAACTGAAGCTTATATCTTGGCGAGTACAGCAGCACAGGCAGCAATCGGTCTCGATATTACCAAGTCAATGGTATTCCAAAAGGAAGGACTTAAGAAATATATTCGTCCGTACAAGTTCGAGCTTGTGTGTGACAAAACAGGTTCGCGCTTTAAATCAATGTCAGCGAATCCAGATGCTGCTCACGGACTTAACCCTTCGTTTGTTATTCTCGATGAGACTCACGTTTATGATTCTTGGGAATTGGTTGAGGTTATGAAAACGGGTATGGTTACACGTGCAAACAGACTTATGATTTTGATCTCCACGCCTGGGTATGACGTAAGCAAACCTGGATATGATCATTACTTATATGCCAAAAAAGTCAACAACCTAGAAATCGACAATGATGAGTTCTTCGCAATAATATTCGAAGCAGACTACGAAGCCCCAAAAGGAGTTGATCCTGATGAGTGGGACGAATTCTCGATTGAGCAACTTAAGAAAGCGAACCCTCGCTGGGAGCACTCGCCAACACTACAGGAATATTTGATCAATGCAGCCGACAACGCTAGACAAAATCCAAGTGAGCGTTTTGCATTTAGAGTACTGCACTTAGGTAAGTGGGTAAACAGTGCAAGCAGTTGGTTAGATCCCGCAATATGGAAATCTGGCGAGACAGAAATTAATATCACAGACAAGTTTAAAACAATGGATTGTGTTATTGGTGTTGACCTTGCAAACACGCGAGATATCACAGCTGTGACTGTGTTGTTCTGGGAAAACATGAACACTCCTCAGGAAACCTATTATGCTATTCCGTTTGCCTGGATGCCAGCAGATCTAATTGCTGAAAATAGCAAGCGTGATAATGTGGATTATCGCAAGTGGGTGGAAATGGGATTCTTGGAAACCACGCCTGGTAACTTTACTGATTGGAACTTTATTCAGAAACGTATTTACGAGATCGCAGACGAGTACAATGTCATCAGTGTAGCTATTGACCCATGGAATGGTGGTAAGCTCGCTACCGACCTTTACAACGATGGTATACCAGTTGAAATGATCAAACAGTCAATTCAGTCATTATCCTTTCCTACTAAGAGTATGGAAAAGGCTATCTACGACAAAAGATTTAATTTTGAACCTAACTCGCTGTACACCTGGCAAGCTGGTAATGTTGTAATATACCAAGATGCTAGCGCAAACATTCGTATTGACAAGTCAAAGGCCGCTCACAAAATAGATTCCATTGCCGCTACTGTTAACTGCTTTGCATATGTTGAGGCACACAGAGAGGAATTGGCAGCCGGCGATATTGAAATTTTCATGATCTAAGTATCATTCAAATACAAAGGGTGCTCGCGCGTTATAATAATATAAACGTTTACTAATCAACACATTTTTATGGGACTCCTAGATAATCTAGCAAAACGCTTCAATGCAACTGTACCAGCTACAGATCAAGAAGCAATTGCAGCATACAAGGAGAGAGCCTATTCATTCGAAGATGATTTCACAAGCGCAGACAAACTAACTAAGAAGAAGGCACTTAAGTCTTCTGCAGTCTACGCATCAGTTCGTGTTATCTCTCAAGCAATTTCTGGTCTTCCACTATCTGTAAAGAAGTACGAAGGATCAAATCAAGTTATTGACTACAACCACCCTGTCTATAAGTTATTTAATTATGCTCCCAACAGCGTACAAACGTGCGTAGAATTTAAGGAGCTTATGTTAACTGATTTGTTACTAGACGGGAATTTTTATGCGGTAATAAAAAGAGACCGCAGAATGAACCCAACCGCTCTCTATCGTTTACCAGCTGAATCAATGACCATTATAAAAACAGGTCTTGATAAAGTTGAGTACACTTACATGCCACCAGCAGAAGAAGGAAAGGCAATGAAGCCAATCCTTTACAAGTCTGATGACATCTTACATATTAAAGGACAATCATTGGACGGATACATTGGTATTAGTCCATTATTTTTTGGCGAAGCAATGATCAAGACTGACATAGAAACACGTCAGTACTCTCTTAGCTTTATCGAAAATGGTGCTCACTTCAATGGTTACCTTCAAGCTAATGCTCCTCTTAAGAAAGAGCAAATTGATTCTATTGCTAGAGCTTGGCAAAAGTCTTACTCTGGATCTAAGAAGACCAACAAGACTCCAATCATTCCTTCTAACTTAGAATTCAAACAACGTTCGCTTACTCCTGCTCAGGCTCAACTTATCGAGTCTGCTCAATTTGGTATTGGCGACATCGCTCGTTTGTTCGGAGTACCTCCACACTTAATTGGTGACTTGGAGAGATCAACGAATAACAACATCGAGCAACAATCACGAGAATTTTTGCAGTACACACTAGGTCCTTGGTTAAGTAAAATCGAGGCAGAAGTATGTCGCAAGCTTCTTCGTGAAAGAGAAAAAACAACTACTGTTGTAGATTTCGACACACGTTCTTATTTAAGAGCGACTGCTGCCGATCGCGCACAGTACTATAATACACTATTTAATTTGGGAGCTTTAACGCCAAATGAGATTCGTTCTCAAGAAGGTCTTAACCCAGTAGAAAATGGTGATACTCCTTTTGTACAGGTTAATCTTGCTCGTCTTGATCAAGCAGGTATTGTAGAGGAAACGGAAGTTAACGACAGCGAGGAAAATCTGTCTAACTAATTAAAATTATGAACATGCAAGAAAACATGGAAAAGCGCTCTTACCAGGGTGGAGAAACCAGAGTCGGAGCAGATGCAATGGTCGTTGAAGGCTATGCTGCTGTATTCAATTCTTGGTCGAACGATCTTGGTGGATTTGTAGAGCGAATTGATCCTAGCGCATTCGAAGGAGTTATCGGAAAGCGTGATGTTAGAGCATTAGTAGATCACGATTGGTCTAAGTTATTGGCGAGAGAATCTGCTGGTACTTTAGAGCTTAGTGTTGATGAAAGAGGTCTTAAGTACAAGATCGATCTTCCTGAAACAAGTCTTGGTCGTGACTTAAATGTTTTGATAGCACGTGGTGATATCCAAGAAAATTCATTTGCCTTTACCGTTGGTGAGGATAAATGGACTGAGCGTCAGGATGGGACATACGAAAGAACAATCACGAAGGTTGAAGACCTTTTTGAAGTTTCTATCGTTTCATTACCTGCTTACAACGATGCTAAAATTGCTCAGCGTACACTTGAGAATATCAAGTCAGAGACTGCTGCACAACTTGAGGCTGCTAAGAAGGAAACAGAAGAACGTAAAGTTATGCTCGATGAATATTCAAATTTTATTAACACTCTAAAAGAAATCTAAGATGGAAATCAAAGGTCTATTAGAAGAACGCGCAGACATCCTTGCACAAATGGAAGGAATGATCGAGACTGCTAAAGGAGAAGAGCGTAAGCTTACTTCTGAAGAGGTTGAGGCATTCAATGCATTGAAAGCAACTGAGGAAGAAGTTCGTTCTAACATCGCTGTGATGGAGACGATGGAAAACACTCCAGAAGTCAAGGAGGAGCCTATCCAGGAGGTTCGTTCTGAAGTAATTGAAAACCCTGTAATTGAAACAAAACAAATGGACAAGAAAACAATTTTCCGTAGCTACATCAAGCGCGGATGGAACAACATGAACGCTGAAGAGCGTGCTGCTCTAGCTGTAGGTGCTAACCAAGGCGAGCCAATGGACGGATCAGCTGATCTAGGTTACACTGTATTAGACGAGTGGGATTCTATCATAGAAGATACTCGTGCTCGTAACGCTGTACGTGGTTACGTTAATGTTTTACAAACTGCTAAGGCTAACACTATCCGTGTTCCTATGTTCACGTTTGAAGACAACGTTGCTGCTGATGCTGCTGGTGGTGGTCTTAGCTTGATCTCTGAAGCTGCTGCAGTTGGTTCTGCTAACGGTATCAAATTCCGTGAAGTTGAATTGAACGCACGTAAGTACACAACTGGTGAGATGAAATTATCTTACGAGATTTTGGAAGACAGTGACTTCGACATTGAAGGTTACGTTATGAAGACGTTGATGGAAAGAGCTGAGCGTAGCTTAGACTGGATGCTTCTTAATGGTACTGTAGCTGGTGGTCACGGATTCGATGGTATCATTCCTTCTATGGCGGCTGTATTAGGTGCTGAGGATGCTGCTATCTACAAGAAAGCAACTACTTTGTTCTCTCTTGAGCAAGATACTATTTATGCTATCGATGCTGCTTACCGTAACGGTTCTAAATTCTACATGCACACTGCAACTTACTTACAACTTCAAGCTCTTAGTGATGCTGATGGTCGTTCGTTAATGGTCCCTGATTTCTCTAAAGGTGGCGTACCAACTTTCCGTGGTTACGAAATCGTATTGAATGACAATATGCCGATCATGAACGAAGTAGCTACTTCAGGTACTGCTGATGCTGCTGAGTCTGTTCCTGCTATCCTTTTCGGTCAGTTGGACAAAGTGTTTACTCTTCGTGAAGTTAAAGGAATGCGTGTTAAGAGATTGAACGAGCTTTATGCTTTGAACGACCAAGTTGGTGTGTTCGGTCTTCGTCGTATGGACTTCAAATTCATGGGTGATGCTGCTGAAAAGCTTTACATCCCAGTTGTTGGATTGAATGGTACAATCGCCTAATTCATAGATCACAAATAGAGAATGCTCGGGGCTTCGGCCTCGGGCTTTTTCACTTTAATTAAACTAATATGGCTCGCACAAAATTAATATCAAGATCAACCTATGCTGCAGACTACATCACGTTGGCTGAGGTAAAGGAATATCTACGTGTTGAGCATACTGCAGAAGATGTATTGATAACATCGCTTATTGATGCGGCATTTGATGAGGCTGAGGTTTACCTTGGTCTTGATCTAACGAAAAAGGTATACGAATACCAGATCGATTATTTGCCACGTCAGATAGAGATTATTAATGCACCCTTCATTTCAGTTGACTCAATTAAGTTCACTTATGGTGAATGGATTGATTCGACTTCTGTTGATGGAATTTCAGAATTTGACGGTGCAATTGTCAGAGATGAAGTTAAGAATGGTTCCCCAATCGAACGCACACTATCGAGCAATAACTTTCGTGTGTTTGAAGAGGAGTATGGAGCTACTATTGACATACTTATTTCTGATGAAAGAGTTACCGACTTATTTGATGTCAAAGTGAGATATCAGGCAGGACATGAAGTGGTTGAATTTCCACCTATTGTAAAGTCTGCGATTCTTCTTAAGGTTGCGTCATTGTATGACACTCGTGAGGATGCAAACTCCAGGTTTTTAAAGCAATCAAATCATTTGTTGAACCATTACAAAAATACTCATATCTAATGCAAGCTGGAAAACTAGATAGACGGATAACGATCGAAAGCAAGACCTCAACGCGTAACAGTGTTGGTGGGAAAGTTGAGTCGTGGTCTACCTTGGCTGAACGCTGGGCTTCTCATAGAGAGCTTGGTGCAAAAGCTGCTATTTCTGGTAACGAAAAGGATAGACTATTTTATGGAGAAGGCGACACAATATTTGTGATTCGCTATGACGGTTTGGTTGATGCCAACATGAGAATAACTTACAATGGTAAGATTTATGCTATCGAAGCAGTCCGTGAATTCGGAGCTGGTCGTCAAGTATTTATGGAGATCATTGCCAACAGCAAGAACTAATGGCTGTTACTATATCTATTGATCAAGTTGAGATTAATGCGTTGATGAAGGAGTTTCAAAAGCTTCCCGATTCTATTAGGCGTACTCACTTGCTTAGGGCTGAGAGATCGGCTGCCGCTCCTCTTCGTAAGAAGATCAAAACGGCTATAGGAACTGACCATAAAGGACCTACTGGAAACCTCGAGAAATCGATCGGTAATAAGACTGGTAAGTCTAAGGAGAATCCCAATATTTTTGTTGGGGCTCGAATTGGTAAAGGCTACAAGGGTCACCACGCACATTGGATTGAATTAGGAACTGATGATCGTATTCAGAAATCTACTGGCCGTCGTGTTGGTAAGATCAAAGCTGATCCGATCGTAAAACGTAGTTACGAATCAACCCATGAATTGGTGGCTAAGAATCTACAAAAGGAAGTGCAGATTCAGCTTGGCAAGGCAATTAAAAAACACTTTGGATAATGAAAGTACTAGAGGAAATATACACGATCTTATCAGGAGATTCAGCTCTCGACGCTTTAGTTGGCGAGAACATTTTTCCTGTAATCGTACCCGAAGGTCACTCGGTTCCGGCTATCGTATTTACGGTACTGGAAGAAGTTCCACACAACACTAAATCTGAACACTCAGACACTGACGAATTTGTTGTTGAATTCTATTCAATATCAACGGACGTGTTGGAAGCTATTCAGATAAATGACGCTGTCAGGAATGCAATGGAGGACGGTGAGACTGGAAACATAGCTAAGATTTTCTATCGTGAAGGTATTAGTCATGCTTTTGATTTCATTGATCCACAAGATGCTTCTGCAATAGCTTACTCATTTATTAGTAGGTACAAAATTTTTTATAATCGATAAAAGCAAATTAAAATGGCTGCAATCAAAGGTAATGACCTAGAGGTCTACATCGGTGGTACATTAGTAGGTAAAGCTACTTCTGCTACCCTAAACATCAACTCAAACTTGCTTGACGCTTCAACGAAGGAGTCAGCTGGTTGGTTGGATCAAATCGCAGGACAAAAGTCTTGGGACGTAAGTTCAGAAATGCTCGTTGACTTTTCATTAAGTTATGGCGTATCTGAATTGTATACAGCATTCGTTGCTGGTACAGAAGTAGTATTGGTATTTGGTGAAGGTACTGGTGCAGTAGCAAAATTTGAAGGTAACGCTCTTGTTAGCTCTATCTCGATCAATGCTGCAAACGAGGAGCTTGCTACAGTTTCTGCTTCGTTCAACGGAACAGGATCACTTACTGCATCTAACTTATAATATTTAAACCACAGAAATTATGGCTACAATTAAAGGTCACGACCTACTACTTAAGAAAGTTACTGTAGCCTCTGCGGAAGTTATTAAAATGACATTCGGCGGTGTTACCTCTACTGGAGGTGACATCGTTTTGTCAAACTTAGTTGGAGGCGAAAGCGACCAAACTATTGACACCACTGGTTTAACTCCAAGTGGCTTAGCGTCAGCAGTTCAGGTTGCTATGGATGCCCTTACGAATTATAGTGCTGTTTTAAATGGTGCTAACGTAACTATCACCTCATTAGTCAATGGTGAACAAGAGATCAATGTGTCTAATGCGTCTAACGAGCTTACAAACGTGAATTACACGATCGTAGCTGGTACTGATGCTGGTACATCTGATGTTGCGTTCGCTGTATCAACGACTTTAAATGTTAATGCTAACTTGTTAGATGGTTCTGTTAAACAGACCGCAGGTTGGTTATCACAATGTGCTGCTCAGCGTAACTGGGATATCAGTGCAGAACACCTCGTGTCACTTGATCCAACTGGATCAGATGCGAACATCTCTTACCTTTTCGAAATGATGGAAGTAGGAGAACCGGTAGCTTTTGAATTTGAAGAGCAAGTCTCTGGTCAGAAGTTTGCTGGTAATGGAATAGTTTCCTCGCTGTCGGTTAATGCCCCTAACGAAGAACTTAGTACACTCAGCATCACGATAAGTGGTACTGATGGTCTTAGCTTCTCTTAAGCTTACCCACAGTTTATAAACCCCAACAGGCTTAGTTGCTTGCTGGGGTTTTTTGTGTTTAGTGGTTTGGCTCGATCATTTCAAGTAGCGTATCATCTACCCAAAAACGATCTATAACTTTTGCGAGTGCATCAAACTTACCTTCCAATACAATAAAGAAGCAATTGTGCGAAGCAACTACTGAAGTCATGCTAATTCCATTATCGAATAAGTGGTTCATGAATTCTGAGCCATGTGGATTAAGAGCGTCTAATTCTACTCTAAAGTTATCGTTGATCAATAGATCGATCATGTCCATTTGCTGGATGTGGCTGCAAGTGCTAAATCCAAATTCTCCGTGTTGTGAATTAGCGAGGATGTTTAATTTTGTTTCGGTTTTCATAATGTTTGTTTTTAATTACATCGTAAATATAAGAACTCCCGCCCGATCTATAACGATCGAGCAGGAAGTTTTTTAGATTATTTTTTTACTAATGTAATACCGTAGTAGCGAGCGGTTGTGCGAGGAGACTTAATAAATTTGTTAAGTGCTGTTTTGGCGTTCTTAATATCTGTTACCTTAAGAGCTTGAATGATAGCAGACTCACGACCTAAGATGTTGTTGACGTTGTATTCTCCTTCTTGCATTGGTGTAAGTTGTCCACGTGGTCCAGTTGGTGTAACTACATTCTCTGTTGCTTCCTCTGTGGTGAATTCGAATTGTACCTCCTCGATGTCACTGTCGCCGTAGTAGTTTTTGTCCCAATCTACCATGTGGTAAATAGCTTCGCTTAGGTAGATAATTTTGTATTTTACGTTTCTGTATCCACGCTCTGTGTATTGGTAGTCTTCAAATGAGTCTGTAAAGAATAGACCTGTTTTGTATAGGCTTGTAAGTGTACGCTTAACTGTTGTGGCGTCCAATTGATCCTTTACCATTTTGATTACTTCTTCTGGACCTACGTCGCTGAATCCTGGTTCTGCGTAGAAGTTTGTTGTGTTAACCAATGCCTTTACGATGATTGATTGGTTGTTGTTTAGTTTGATCGTTTTCATAATGTTTGTTTGTTTGTTGTTTAATTACACTGTAAATATACGGGGCTTTTTTAAACTACAACGATAATATTAAAAAAAGTTTCGGAAAATTTTCACATTCAAATAGAAGGGGTGCTCGCGCGTTATACTAATAACGGCTCCTCTATGGAGTTGTTGCTTTGTGTTTTGGTGTGGTGGTGTCAGTGGCTTGGTTGTTGCTGACACCCACTTTTTTAGACCACCAAGACAAATATACTAAAACATTTTTAAATACACACGATGAATTCACTAAACATCAACGGCAAGGAATATCCATTCCGATTCTCATTTATTGCTATTCGCAAGTTCTCTAAGTTAACAGGTATCGCACTTGAAGATTTAGGTAATATGAGTTCAACTCACATCCTCGAAATTTTATACTCTGGTTTATACGGTGGAAGTCGTAAGGCTAAACTAGAATGGGATCTTCACATTGATGATCTAGAACTTTGGTTGGATGATAACTTTGACAAGATCGAATCCATTATGGAAATGGTCTCATCAGACTTAAGCGACGACGAGGGAAAGTAAGTACCTCAGATGACGAATCGGGCTCGGAAGGCAAAGTGCTTTCCTGGTCTGATATCTACAAAATTGGATTAGGATATCTTGGTCTGTCTGAGGAAGAACTCGAAAATAGCACTTTTGTAACATTCAACTATCGCTATGATGGTTACATGGAAAGAGAGTACATCGAGTGGGATAGAACAAGAACACTTGCATTATTTCTATTGCAACCGCACTTAGGCAAAAACAGTAAGCTCACACCACGTGACTTATTACCTTTGCCAATCGATAATAAGCCGGACACACAATCCACTCCAGACTTCACAGAGGAACAACGTAAGATTATAGAGGAAGCTAGACAACGTTACGAACAATCTAGAAAATAAAACAAAATGGCATATAAAAACGTTTCCGTACGGGTAGCAGTTGATATGAAGAAGTTCCGTTCTTCTATGAACAATGCTTCTCGTGAATTCGGAAAGTTTGGAAAGAAGATGGGACGAGCAGCTGCTGGTCTCTCTGCTGCTATTACACTCCCTGCAACTATAATCGGTAAAGCGGCATTCGAAGAATTCCGTGCATTTGAAAAACAAATGGCCAGAGTTAAAGCTATCTCTGGTGCAACTGCAGAGGAGTTCAAATCTCTACAAGACTCAGCTAGATCACTTGGTGGTTCTACTGCATTTACTGCAACTGAAGTCGCAAGCTTACAAGAAGAATATGCTAAGCTTGGTTTCTCTACTGATGAGATTTTAAAAGCACAAGACTCCACTCTTAAATTGGCGTTCGCCACAGGTACAGATCTAGCCGAAGCGGCTATGATTTCTGGTAATGCTCTTAGGGCATTCGGTGTAGATGCTTCTCGTACAGCAGATGTACAAGATGTATTTGCAGCCGCTACTACAAACTCCGCACTCGATATGGAGAAACTACGTGACTCATTTAGTTATGTAGCTCCTGTTGCTGCCTCAGCTGGATTATCTATTCAAGATACTTCGGCTGCTTTAGGTGTCTTAGCAGATCGTGGTATTTCAGGATCTAAAGCTGGTACAGCTATGAGAAGGATCCTTTTGGAGATGTCGAAAGCTGGTTTAAAAGGAGCAGAAGGATTTAAAGAATTTGCCAAACGTGGTATGACAGTAACAGACTCTTATGATGCTGTTGGTCGTTCTGCTGTGTCGGCATTAAATATACTCGCTAAGAATGGCGATGCACTAGATGATCTTAGTGCTAAAATGTTCGGAGCTGCTGGATCTCTTACTGAGATGGAGAAGACTATGATGAACACTGCAGAAGGTGCTATGAAGCTCTTCGAGAGTTCTATGTCAGAAGCCAAAATGCAAGTTGGTCAATTAGTTGCTCAAGCGTTAGTTCCTTTGATCAAAAAGGTAACTCACTTTATTGATGTAATGAACAATAGCGATTCTCCTCTAAAAGGAATGATCGTTAAGTTTGTTGGTATTGCGGCAGCAGCTGGTCCTGTATTAGGTATCTTATCTGCAGTGTCAATGGTATTGGCAGCATTAACTGGTCCTGTGATTGGCGTTGTAGCAGCAATAGCTAGCTTGATCGCTGTATTTAGTATGACCAAAGACGAGTGGAAAGGACTAGATGAAATGTTTGGTACTTCTATATTTGCTCAGTTAGGTGAAGACGCCATGATGATCAAGGAGGAATTAATCTCCGCATTCACTGAGCTTGGTACAGAATTATGGGATGCACTTAAAGCTATTGGTGCTGGTTTAGTTGTCATTTGGGATAAAGCAATACGTCCTTTGTTTCCAGTATTCAAATTGATCTTTAACCAGATACTAAAAAATCTCAAAACAGTATTTAGCTTATTTAGTAAAATCTTCTCCTCGTTTGAATTAATATTCAATGGAACATGGGAAGGATTCTTCAAGGGTCTTGCTAGAATAATGCTTGCTCCCTTACAATTTATACAAGAGCTTTTCTTCGGTTCAGTCTCAGGCTTACTAGATATAGTAGGTGAGTTTGCTGGTGTATTGGGAATGGAAAGTATTTCTACTGGCCTACAATCTTGGGCAGATGGTGTTTCTAATTTTAGTGAACAAGCATCAGCAGCAATAGATAATCTTACTGGCTACACTAAAGCGGCTAAGGAAGCTGCCGAAGTAACTGGTGGACAATTAACAGAAGAAACAGTAACAACTAACACATCAGATCCTTTATTAGGCTCTGGTGGTACTGGTGGAGGAAGTGGCTCTGGTGCTGAAGGTGCTGCTAAAGCTCTTTCAGATGCTTACAATAAAGCCTTAGCTAAGATTAAAACAGATTTCAATAATACATATACTTCTATCCGTGAAGCTCAATTAGAAGGTACTTATTCAGCCGAAGAAGCGGCAGACCTTATACGTGAGGCAGAAGAAAAAATGCTCCAGGACAAAATTGATCTAAATACAAAATACGGTAAGGATGTATCTGCTCTATACAAACAACAAGCAGATAATGCTATTGCTGAACAAGATAGAATTAAAGACGCAGAGGATTTAGTAAATCAAGCTAAGAAGGATGCAAGACAACGTAACTTAGAAGCGGCAGCAGATGCTGTTAGTTCGATCAAAAGTTTGTTAGATACCCAGATGCAAAATGAGCTTAATTCTGTTGGTGACAACGAAGCTGCTCAACAGGAAATTAGAAAAAAATATGCTAAGAAGCGTAAGGCAATGGCTTTACTAGAAGTTGCTATGAACACTGCTTTGGCTTTATCTAAGATCACAGCTCAGACTGGTGTTGGTGCTCTTGCATTATATGGACCAACTATTGCGGCAGGAGCTGCACAAGCGGCTGCTATTCAGGCTACTCCATTTGCAAATGGTGGTATCGTTTCAGGACCTACATTATCCCTTACAGGGGAATACCCAGGTGCTAAATCTAACCCGGAAGTTATTGCTCCATTGAGTAAGCTTAAAGGAATGATTGGTGACGTAGCTGGTAATGGCGGTGGATCAACACATGTCACAGGACAATTTAAGGTAGAAGGTCAGGACTTAGTCTTGGCGTTAGACCGTGCACAGGTTAACAAATCAAGACGTAGAAGATAATGGCACGTACGATATATTCAGAGTTTATTACTGACCTTGGTGTAAGATACCGCATTTCCTTAATGGGATCTGCAGTAGGTTACCTTGTGACGGAGGACAATGATGTTATCACTTCAGAGGCCGCTGACTTATTAGGCTTTAATGGTCTTGCAGAATTTACACAAGAGGTAACTGCAGACGGGAATGGTTTCACACTTAGCTATGAAGGTGACGACAATAACAGATTCGAAGAGTTTAAGGAAAGCTCAGTCGCGTGGGGATTTTATGTTCCTAATGCGGCAGTAGAAAACTTCCTTTTTGATCTAGAAGACGACGACAACAATTCTTACTATGTGATCATAGAAGAACAGGTTTCCGGTAACTGGGAACGCAGATGGGTTGGACCTTTAGAACTTGGTAATGCTACATGGGAAGATGCTGGTTACCCTTACAGATATGAGTTGGTTGCAACAGACGGACTTGCTCAGCTTGGTGACGTAATGTACAACGAACCAATAAACAACCCAACCCTACAAGAACCAAATAGCCGTACTTTCTCTGCTATGAATTATATCATTGATGCTTTAAACGAGATCAAAGGTTCAGCTGAGTTTGACGGACAGGATATGCTTGCCACATACTTAAATGTATATGAGCAAAACATATTACCAACTAGCGTTACAAATAGCAACTTAATTCAGACTGACATTTTGGGTCAGATCTTTATAGATCATTTGGCATTTACAGAGATCAAACTAGAAGATAGTTCTGCACTAGAGGTAGTTAAAGCACCAGAGAAAAATCAACTTGAAGCAATAACTCAATTGGAAGTATTGCGTAACATCATGAGAGTGTTTGGTTGTCGATTATATCTCGACTTTGAAACAGGTCTCTGGACAATGGATGAGATTGGTGCTTGGGCAAGCAGAGCAACAGGTCAATGGCTTGTATATGACTTTGAAGGTACTCTTACTGGTTCAGACTCAATGCCTGCTCAATTGGACTTTAATAATTTACAAGCTTTATCTGGCGGGAATACTTTCTACGCGGAAAAATATAATAGCTACTCTATAAACTACAAGCACAATATTTCTGGAATTCATATGCCAGACTACGCACAACACAACGGCGTAGATCTAAGAAATATGGGATCTTCTAGAACGGCAGCCCTAGACTTTTACAATACAGAATACACGATTGGAAGTGTAGCGTATGGCAATGGACAGAACACATTTAGTTTACAGCTTAATCTAAAATCTGCAGCAAGCTTAGCTAGCTCGATCGGAGACACTGCTTGGTTAACAGTTCTATGTTATATCGAAGACACAATCGGAGGTCAAGATTACTATCTAGAGAATTCACAAGGAGTTCTTAAGTGGTCAACAGATCCATTGGCTAGGTGTAACACATCACAAAAATTCCCACAGCCTGTAGCTCCTGTAGCTCCTTCTGTTTTGGATTTCAATATGAATTTAATTTGTCCTCCTATTCCTACAAGCGGGATTCTTAAGTTTAAGATTAACGTCAACAACTTTAAGAATGACGTAAGAGGTTTATATGTTTCTGGAATTAAAGCGGTAACATATAGCGATGGTGAGCAATTCGATTATACTGAATTTAAAGCCTCTAAGGTAACTAGCAACAACAGAGAGGTTAATTATATAGCTGGTGAAGTTGTTATTGGCGATGGTCCATTCTGGTTTAGTCCTTCCTCAATGCTTTGGCATGATGGAACAAACTATATACAAACGCGTGATTGGATAGATCGTAAACAAGCGACTCAAGGTAGCACAGACTATTATCCGATTTTAAATATCATGTCGCAGTATGCTTTAGATGCTTTCAGCAACAACAGAAGAGTAATGGAAATTTCGTTTAGAGATTTCTTTGGTCCTTCTAGATTGCTAAACAGAAGCACAAGAGTTTACCGCCCAACAAGTTTATCATTTAGTGCAACTGCACACATTTGGTCTACTACCCAAAACCATATTGGATTGGCTTCGGCTACCGGTACAGACTTAGGAGATATTCCAGTCGACACAGGTTTTATTGGTGGTAGTTCAACAACTGTTGTAAGCTTTGCCCCAAGTGATTTATCAGACGAAAAAACAAACATAGTTAGCTTAGACGGTGGATCTATCGGAATAAGCTTCAATGGAGGAAACGATAATCGTGGTGGAGCAGAAGGTTACCGCCCAGAAGGAGACAACCCTGTAAGTCTTATCGATCCTAATTACGGAACATCAACTAACTAATTACCATGAGCACAATTATAAAAATACAACACCTTAGAGGTACGGCTGCTCAATGGACTTCTAGAAACCCAGTTCTTCCGGAAGGAGAATTTGGTATAGAAACCGACACACTTTATGTGAAGGTAGGTGATGGTATTGCTCCTTGGAATAATCTTCCTTATATTCATGATCATGCTGGTGGTGGTACTGGTGGTGGCGGAAGTTTAACTCTTAGCACAACACAAACAACACAGGCATTTACAACAACGTTAGCTAGTGGCGTATATACATATGTATGGAATCACGCTCAAGGTCAATATCCGATAATAAAGGTATTGGATTCTAATGGTGAAGAGGTTGAGGTACAGGTCACACATCCTACCGTAAACCAAACCGTGATAGAAACAGTTGGTACTTTTACAGGAACACTATTAGCAACGGTAACACAAACCGCACAAGTAGGAATAACAGTTACCACATCGGCAACGGCAAATGGAGATTACTCATACACCAAAGTCCACAGCGCAGGCCAATTCCCAATAGTTAGATTACTAGATTCAACAGGTGAGGAAGTAGAGATTCAGATCGTACATACTTCATCTAATGAATTTACAATATACACAACAAGCACAATAACGGGTACCCTTTTAATTAATTAATCTTAAAGCTTTAAAAAAATGGCAAGTAAGAAATTTTATGCAGACTTAGAACTGCAAACTAATGTCAGGATCTCTGGAGACGGAGTAGATACCACAAATGGTGGTACCTCAGGTTCTGACAAGCTTATTACTTCTGGTGCTGTAAAGGCAGCATTGGGGTCAAAAGCAAACATTAATGGTGCAGCTGCACAGGACTTCTCTACGAAGGACTTAACAGTTAACGGAGATCTTACCATAACTGGTAGCATCAACCAAGAAACCGTAAATGATCTTAACGTATCAGATCGCACGATCACGTTAAACAATGGTGGTACATTAGGTACTAACGAGTCTGGATTTATCATCGATGGTTCAGGTGTATCTACTGACGCTGAGCTTTACTATGATGGTGGCGACAATACTTGGTACATTAAAGAGTCTGATGTTGCTGCTGTAGCAATCTCTACTTTTGATGGTGCTTATTCTAGTTTGACTGGAGCGCCTACTACATTTGCTCCTAGTGCTCACACTCACTCTGCTTCAGAGATCGACAGTGGTACATTTGCTAATGCACGTATTTCAGAAGGTAGTGTAACTCAGCACGAAGCTGCACTAAGTGTTGCTTATTCTCAGTTGACTTCTGTTCCAACTACGTTTGCTCCTTCAGCTCACAACCATGCTGCTGCAGATATTAATTCTGGAACTTTTGCTGATGCTCGTATAGCTCAATCTAACGTTACTCAGCACGAGGCAGCTTTAGGTATTGACTGGTCTCAGTTATCTAGTGTTCCTACTTCGTTTGTTGCTGCTGCACACAACCATGCCGCTTCAGATATCAACAGTGGTACATTTAGTGATGCTCGTATAGCTCAGTCTAACGTTACTCAATATCAGGCTGCATTATTGATCGAGGCTTCTCAGATCAATTCAGGAAGTATGGCTGATGCTCGTATAGCTCAGTCTAACGTTACTCAGCACGAAGCTGCACTAAGCATCGGTTGGTCTCAGTTAACTTCTGTTCCTAACTTCCACAAGACGTACACTAAAGCTATTGCTGCTGCTACTTCTGCTACTGCTACATTGGCAAATGCTACTGAGGTAACAAACGCATTGGTTCAGGTTATCGACAGCAATGGTGCTTTGATCGATTGTCAGGTCGTTAAAAATGGTTCAGACGTTGAGGTAAGTCTTGATGTTGCTGTAACTGGAACTATCGTAATTACTACATTCACTGCAGCTGCTACAGCTCTTTAATTAAACTAATATGGCTCTTAAAAAATCATACGTAAAAGAACAGTTTGATACTAAGGATGTTTCGCAGACTGTTGACAATCCTTCTAATGGATTTTACACGACCTTCCTTTCTAAGGATGGTTCAAACAATCACGACTTCATTCTTCGGTACACAGACTCGTCTACTACATACGATGAGAATTTAGCTACTGAGTCATATGTCACATCGGCAGTTTCGGCTGCTGGAGGTTTTGATGGTGCATACTCGTCATTGACGGGTGTGCCCACTACCTTCGATCCAGGTTGGAATAATCACAATCAGGAAGGTTATCTTAAGGATGGTGGTCAGGTAAATACGGACTACATAATTACGAGATCTACTTTGGCGGCTGACGTAGTTGGCTATGCAACAAATGCAGATCTTACTACATTCTCAGATGGTTCAGAATTAGCAATCTCGGATAAATCTTACGCGAATCTTAGCACAGGTGGTAATGATCTATTCTTCGTAAACCCTAAAGGTACTGCACGTGCAGTTGTTAGTGGTGGTACAGAAATAATGGGTATTAAATCTAGTGAGGCAGCAGATACTGCTGTTGCGTTTAGGAATGCAAATGGTACTGGATATGATATGGATCTTATGATCAGATCAGGAAAGGATGCCGCCGTTAGATTCTGGAATGGAAACTCAAATTTTGGTACATATGAAACAGGGCGTATACGCTCAGTCGATACAGGTAACAGATTAGACATTCAAAACCTTGATCATGGAAACATTAGAATTGCAGCTGCCGATGCAGATGCCGCTATAGATTTCTTCTTTGGTAATGGTACAGGAACTACTGGTTCACACACAAGCATGGTTACTAATCAGGCGGTAAGAATTAAGGACAATAACATTCAGGTAGCAGGTACAAATCAGACAGCTCCTAACTATTCGTTCTTGGATGACAATGACACAGGTATGTATTTAGTATCTGCTGGCAATATTGGTTTTAAGTCTGGCGGTACGAAAGTATTTTCAATTCCTAATTCAGCAGGAACCAACGGTCAAGTGCTTACTACAAATGGTTCAGGAACAACTTCTTGGACTACCGTCTCTGGTGGTTCATCTTACTCTGCAGGTACCGGCTTAGATCTAAGTGGTACGACCTTTAGTATAGAGGCAGATCTTCGTGGTGATGTTGATGCAATTGGAGAAAGTGTAGACAACGCCATTATATTTAGTTCAGAAGATAACGCAATTGACTTCTACTCAAATGGAACTTGGAATGCTCGCTTGCAATCAAACGGAGAGTTTCATGTTAAAGGTGACATTGTAGCATTCTCTGATATATTTACTTCTTAATATTATGGCTTTACAATCTTCAGGACAAATAAAATTTTCCGAGCTCAATACAGAGCTTGGTAGAACATCAACTGATCTAATTGGTTTGGGTGCTGCCGAAAATGGTAACTATGCCGCAATCAATTCAGCATCTAGTTCTAAGCCCGATGGTTCTGCTCCCTCTAAAATTAGTGAGTGGTTTAGTTATGATCATGGTGCAGCTTCAAACGTAAACGATTACTATTACGATATGAGCTACGACGCACTTAGAAGAACTGCTATTGCCTCTCCGTTTAATCTTAGTGGATCTCAAGATCTATCTATTTCATTTTGGGTAAAACAAAGTGCTACAACGGCAAACGAAATTATGTGGGATTTATCTAATACTTCTAGCAACTCGGCTAATAGATTTTTCATGCAATACCACAAGTCTTTAAATAGATTGGTCGTTCGTCACAGAACAGGTAGCACTAACTATGATCGTCAGTTTGCTTTGCATAGTAACAACTCAGTTACAGGAACAGGAACCAATTCAGGAACGCCTTGGAGTAACACAAACCGAGGTAATGCCAACGCTGATGGTTGGACAATGCTTACTGTTACATACGACGCTTCTCAGTCTAACTCTTCTAATGGTATTAAGTTATATTGGAATGCTAATGAAGTAACAACGCAAGCTGCCAATGCCTCAGGATCTAGATCTACTTCTGCGGTAAACGATATTACGATCGGAAATAATAACCACAACTCTACTACTACTGCAGGAGGAATGAATGCCTCTGTCGACGAATTTAAAATCTTCGATAGTGTACTAAGTTCTAGTAATATAACTACCCTATATAATTCTGGAGTTCCTGCAAACGCTTCAGCCACATACAACACTAACCTAGTAACTGAATTCACATGGGAAACTAACTCATTAGATTCTGCACAAATATTTAACGTTCAACAGAGAGATACTGGAACTAGAACTGCTTACTAATGTATGGACTAAACAAAAATTGGATAGAGTCGTTAGGTTGGACTCACTATGCTACGGCCTTCTTGGCCATTGAGGTTGGTGTGATCAATGAATGGCTTAAAGCCTTCGCCACAGTGATAGCATCTGTGTTGGCGATATACACTATTATCTATAAGCATATGGAGATAGTTAAGATGCGCGACAAATTTTACAAGAACAATAAAAAATAAAACAAATGGCAAACGTAAAAATTACCCAGCTAGCAGACGTTGGTAATACTTCGGGTCAAGGAATGATACTTCCTATTGTAGACACGAATGATCCAACTCAGGCTACATCAGGTACAACCAAGCGTGCAGATTTGGACATGGTGATTAACTCATCAGGTTACGAATTCACGGGTGGGTTTGCTGCTAAGACTGACCTTACGGGTTATGTTTGGGATTCAACAAGTGGTGTCCAATATACAGGAGCAAATGCTTCTGCAGGAGATTACCTTAAGTTTGGTCTCGATCGTTCGGTTCACTTGGCAGTAGATAATCCTTATTGGACTAACCCCACACCAAATACTAATATCGCGGACTTTGGTATGTTTGCAGGAGATCACTTGCCAGCAGGTAAGTCTACTTCATTGATCAATTACACACAAGCATGGGATGATTCAAGCACAGTAGGATCAATTGCACTAGATGGTCTTAGTGTTGGCGATTTGGTTTCTGTTCGTTTTGATTATAACATATTGCCTCAGGTTCAGAACACTACCGTAGAAACTGGACTTCAGTGGGCAACTCGTGATGCTTCTGACAACATCACTTTTCAGTTCTTCTTACAAGGAGCTACAACATTCTTCGGTCAAGGTTCAGTTGGTATCTCAAGACTCCAGCGTGTAACTTCCACTGCATATTTAGCATCTGCAGAGGATGTGAATGCCATTGCATTGCCTGCTATTAAAGCGGACAATCCGGTAATCATACAACCACTTTCGATGCTTGTCACAATTACAAAATAATAGATATGGCTATTAGAGTAACAAGAAATGAAGCAGGAAACTGTGTTACCTTTATCGGGAGTACAAACCCCGTATATTGGAACAGTTGTTTATCTGCTCAAATTAATGCTGACAACGATAACAATATTGATGTCATCAACGACATTCGTTCTGAGGAATCAGGTACGACTATTTACGAATTTTACAATTTGCCTTTTACTGATTTCCAGGATGCTGATGGTAACGATTTTGATTCTCCTTCTGCTGCTGCAGCTTACATTACTGCGGAAGCTAATGTTGCTACAAACACAGGAACGTTTACCCTTAACCAAGAAGATGCTCTTGACTTTTATCGTGATGCTACAAACACAACCGTTCTATTTGGGAATGGTGATATCTATGCTGTCAATTCTATTGTCGCGGTAGAGAATGCTGATGGTACGATTAACATCCAAACTGCTAGATCTAACAAGGTTTTATATGCTGGACTTAGATATTATAACACGACAGCTAGCGACGGGGCTATTACATTCAACAATGTAACAACTGCAGTCAATACTCTTAATGAAGTATTCTCAGGAACTACTATTGGTACTGGTGGTGGTACTGGTCCTTCTACCTTTATAACAAACTCTGGCTTAACTGCATTCACTGTTTATGGCGACAGAATTAGCGAGAGTGGTACAGCAGGATATACATCCACTGCAGATGTAACAAACGGAGTTACTAACTTCGATACATCTAATGGAATATATTCAAATCAGCTGATCAGTCAACCAGGTGAATTCTTCGAGTTCGACAATGGTGGTGATTGGACTAGCACACAAGGTTTAACCTTTGGTCTATTTGATGAAACCACATACGATGCAAACTCTGCAGATCTACAAACTGATGTTGCTGGTAATGCTATAAAAATGGCATTGAGTTTACGCGTTAAGAATAGTCCATTCGGATTTACAGATCCTGATGCTGCACACAGTAAAGTTAACGAGTCTGGTATATCCAACGACCCAGGAACAAAAAGTGTATTCCGTGTAGGTCTTGATCAAGACAATAGAGGTTACATTGCACATCAATTGGCGGATGGTTCATTTGAAACTATTGTACGTACCGATGTTGCTCTTGCTTCAGGAACAGATTTTAGATTTGTAATGGTTATGCCGTTGGCTAACTCGATCGAAGGTATTCGTAGCATGACTACAAACCTGCTCGATACAACGAGTGCTTTAAACTGGTATTATATTGAGTCTCCGGACACTAATTTCTACTATCCATTATTCCAAACGGAAGCAGAAGCTATTGCAGTAGACGAAGCGTATGGTACAGCTACGATCGGGAATGGTGCTGCTCACCAACATACTTTTGTTGATGAATTACCTACTTCTCAAATTTGGTATATGCCAAGCACGTATATGTTCCACAATCAATCTGTTGCACCTACTCCTCCTGCAAACGTAACATACAATGTTATTGTAACTGGAGCGGATTCAAATTATGTCCCAAGCCCATTCTCAGGATCAGACATAACGGTAAACGAAGGTGACTCTGTAAACTTACAGGTTGTGCCTGCCGGCAACGCCAATACATTTGCAGTCTCTGGCTTACCAACTGGTCTTGCTTTTAATGGAAGCAATATTGTAGGTACAGCTCCTGGAGTTGGTGGTTTTACAAGCACGAACCCGAGTGACACATATACAATAACTGTTACGATCGCAAACTCATACGGTGGATCTACAGGATCATTTGATCTAATTGTAAACAACACATCTGTGCCTGCAGTTGCAATATCTGGATGGACTCACATCACAGGAAGTACGGCATTGATCGATTCTGATACTTTAGATGATCAATCTGCTGTAACCTTAGATGATGTTGTACAAGATGGATACAGATTTAAAATGACCGATGCTTATGTTACTGCAAACATTCTTCCTGCACTTCAAGCTACAGGAGACAAGGTTTATGTTGGATTTAGTCCTACTCCTACTACTGGTTGGGGTGGTGCTACAGTTGGTGATTTCAATTGTGGATTCCGATTCCAATACAATAGCGCGAACTCTGTTCAGGTTCAGGCAATGCTTGGTGGAACTTCAATGGGTAGTGCGGTAGTTCACACATACTCTACAAACATCGGAAAGGACTTCTATATTTCAAATGATGGTGGTGTACTAGAAGCTAATTATCATTCAAGCTCTCAGAGCAAGGATCTAGAACCTACTGCTGCAAACGGAGGAACTTGGGATTACACAGAAACTCAGGACACGGGAATAACAGGAGACAAGGTAATTGTTATTGCTACAAATGGAACATCTGCTGACATCAGCACTACTGGTATTAGCGAGCACGCTTTACCGGCTGCAGTTACTATTTTAACCAGTTGGAATAAAGCTTTAGATTTTAGTGGTGGAAACGAGTATGCTAAACAAGTGTCTAACTCATACCTTGGTAATCCTCTTAGTATGGGCTTTACAGGAATAACAGTACCTGCTCATAATTCATTTCCAAATAAAACATCTAACCATACTTACTCAAGACCTTGGGCAACTGCAATAGTATTCAAAATAGATGGTAACAATTCTAACCAACATATTTGGAATTATGGTGAAGGTGCTAGTTCAGGCAATGATAACATTTATGTTAGATTATCAGCTAGTAAAAATCTTTACTTCGGATGGGGTAGAGAAGGAACTGGAGTTAATGAATGTCAGATCGTTTCGGGTGGAACATTAGCAACTAATCAATGGTATGGACTTTATATAGCTCACAAAGGTACACGTCTTAATGCTTCGAACGCAACAGCTGCTAATTTAGGTAATGCATTTGATATTAGATTAATGAGTTCTATAGATAGTTTTAATGCTGTTGGAAGCAACTTATCAAGTAGCACTACTTGGTTAAATACGGGAGACAGAATGGATAGAGCATTTGGTGGTAACTTGACTATCGGTGGTAGAAGTTCTAACAGAAACTTCCACGGAAAGGTGGCTAGTATGGTTGTTACTACTCTTCTTACTGATACTAATATGCCTAGTGACGCTGAGATTCAAACTATGATTACTGATCCTGTTAAATGGTTAAGTGACTACAAGGTGGGAACATCTTACAGGGCACCTAATATGCAGAACGCTCAATATATTTTTACTGCCAATGGAAGTAATGAAGGTAGGGCTACTCAAGTATGGTTAATGGGAGACGGGACTTCAGACTCTTATGCTAACGGAATGAGGAATTATGTATATCCTGCTGACCAAAACTACACTAAGTTGCAGTTGAATAGTATGCAGTCTAATGACATCGAGACTGTTAATATAAATGGATTGACATAATGAAAAAAGGAACTAAAATTAAGGATACTAAACTAGGAAAGTTTCTGATGAAGAAGTCACCCGCACTGTTACACACAGTCGGGGACCTTCTCCCAGATGCTGGCCTCACAGGAATAATCAAACGTGGAATTGATCTATTGCCTGAACCTTTATCTCCAGAAGAGAAGCAAGAGCTTGAGCGTATGCTTCATGATATGGAAGTTGAATTCTACAAATTGGAAGTGCTTGATCGAGACAGTGCGCGGAAACGTGAAGCTGCCATGGTTCAGTACGGAGCTAAGGACTGGTTGTTTACTCTGACTGGTCTGGTTGGACTCGGAGCTTTTATTGCTATTGTGGCGGCAATAATATTTCTACCGCAAGTCCAAAATGAGTCTATGTTTAATCACCTAATTGGTATGGTGGAAGGTATAGCGTTAACCATATTTGCTTACTACTTCGGCACTTCTGCCAAGCGTGATAAGTAACTAGACTCAGGTATCGGTTCCACCAACGGGCCAACATAGTAAGGATCGGTGTTTAGGCATCGGTCCTTTTTTGTGCGTACAACCTTCATACGTGCGTTCTAATGGACTTTATAAGAGATTCAATACTAATACATACAACACAGAAAAGGAAGGTAACAACACCTTCCTAATCCAGAGCTTAAGCGCTCGTGTAACAACAAACATAAGAACGAATCCGTTCTCAACCAGAAACCCCCACTCCGTTTCTGAAGTGAGGTTCTGATGTTATAACCTTTTGGCTTATTCGAACCAGTAAGTCATTTTAGAGATTGTCATGTTTCTGTCTTGGCGAATCTCGTTTACTACTGCAGGAAGATCCTTTGAGTAGTTGTCCTTTCCTTCCTTTCCGTTTGTTAGGATATTAAGGACGTGCTTTTGATGGTATGTCATACTTCCAAATGATCTGCCCATTTCTGAAGCTAATTCTCTCTTGGCTAATGTTACATCCATTCTGGTTACTTTGTTGAGGTAACCGTTTACGAAGTAGTTAAGTTCTTCGATACTGAAATTTTGATTTGCGTTTTCCATTTTGTTTGTTTGTTTGTTTGTTAATGAAAGAAGTAAAGTACGTTGTAATTAATTACATTGTAAATATACGGAATCTATTTTTAATAACAACGATGTTTTTTTATTTAATCCAAATTAATTTTCCTTCGTCTGAAATAGACTGACGTAACGCCAAACCAGAGTCTAAGCGATCGCCCCATCCTTTCTCGATCATGATTTCCTTTGAAGCCGTTCTGGTTCTGCTAAATAGATCTAGTAGGTCTCCTACCGTTCCTGTCCAGCCGTTGTCGCTTAGCACCCAAGTACCTTCGTGAAGATTCCAAAGTGTTTGTTGTTCTGTTGTTGTTAGGAATTTAAGTCTTCCTAATCCTGTGCCTCCGAAGAATGTTACTCCTAAGCTAAGTCCTGTTTCTGTTTCGAATCGTGTCATAATAGTTTTTGTTTGTTTGTTACATGGCAAATATACGGACTCCGTTTATATCTGCAACGATTATTTGAAAAAAAGTTTAAATTATTTTTTGATCTTAAAAACTGAGATAATTCTCTTGCGACCAGAAAAGTTTCTGGAATCGCTAATGCCTTCGTTGTCGACTCCAATTGCGTGACCTTTTACTAGGACGTAGTAGTTGTATCCTGTGTTTGCACCAACGTGTGCATTGATAAAACTTTCTGCTGTGTATCTACCTTTGCGAGAGTTGTTTGGATTAATTAATTCCTCGTCAGTTAATTTTTCAAATCCTAATTCTGGTAGCATTTCCTTTTCTAGTGTCCAAAGGTTCATACCTCTTGAAGATTGTCTTCCGTATTGGCTACACCAAACGTGTGCATCTTCGTAGTTACCTGTTAGTGTTTGTGCCAATGCTCTGACTGTACAGTCGTTGTATTCTGTAATTGCTAGGTTACTGTCGCAGATGTAGTTTAAGTTTTTCATTGTAGTTGTTGTTTGTTACACTGTAAATGTACGACAACTTTTCTTTCCACAACGATAATTTGAAAAAAAATTTAAAATATTTTCATCTGGCCTTCTACGTACACGGTATCGTTATGAAAGCTTGCGATAGAATCTGTGTATCGATCTATGCTTAGTGCCTGCACGTTGTATAGTGTGTCCTTATACATCCAAACCGAATCTAATGCGTAAACATCATAGTCCATTCTTATTTGTGCGTCGTAGGTCTCTATTGTGATTTCAGGAATCTCGCATGCGGTTAATGCAAGTAGACTCAATGCGATTAGCTTCTTCATACTTTGTCTTCTTTATAGATCCAAGCCTTGTTGTCCTTGATCATGAATCTGGTTTTGTAAATTTTAATTGTTGAGCCTTCACTTGCAGACTTAAGAGATTTGCTTAAGCTTGTGTTGGCGTTCCGTAGATCCTTGCAACTGGTGTTGCTTACTATATAGTCTAGGACCTGTTGTTTGTTTTCTATTTTCATATTAGTCTTCGATTGAGTGATTAAGTGAGTCTAAGATGATACGGTAACCGTAGATGTGAGACATAAAGCGTTTTGACTTAATGAACTTACCTACTGATACACGAGCGTTCTTGCGATCAGGAGCAATGCCATTTTCTACGAAGTAGTCTACTAATTCAGAACCAGAGTAGTTAGCTTTGTAACCTTCTAAGTTAGCTACGAAAATAGTATCGTAGTTAATACGGGTACGCTTTTGTTTAGCAGGAGTAGGTTGAATTTTTGTGTACATTGTTTGTTTGCCAAACTTAGAGGTAATGAATTCGCCTTGTGCTGTTAATTTGTTTAGGCGGTAGCGAGCTTGATCGTAAGTTAGTTCGTTAGCTGCTGCGTAAAGTTTAATTGAAGTTGTCATAATGTTTGTTTTTAATTACTTTGCTAATGTACGGGATCCGTTTTTAATAGCAACGATTTATTTTTATTTTTTTACCAGACAAAGTTTTGTAGGTCGCTGAGGTTGATGATTGTTTCTTCGACCATTGGATCTACTGATTCCATCCAGATCATACCTTCTGCCTGTGTTCCAAATGCTTCGTGATCATAAACCATTCCTGTTTTTTGGTGAATGCCTTTTACGGTGAATGTAATAGCTGCTCCGGTTTTTGATGTTTCTAGTGTTAGTCCGTAGAAGGTGTTGTTTGAAGTTGTCATAATGTTTGTTTTTTGTTACACTGTAAATGTACGGGATCCGTTTTAATCTACAACGATTTATTTTAATTTAATTCGAACGATGTTATCAAAGTCTCCGTCGATAATGCAGTTGGCAAATACGCCGTCACTTGAGTCTATAATTACTCGCTTACGGTTTATGTTGTGTCCTGTTAGGTTTAGGTCCTTAGCAATGTCTCTTGCTAGTTGTGCTCTTCTTGTAGCTCCTGAGACGATTTGATTTTGGATTGTGCGTTTAATTGAAGTTGTCATAATGTTTGTTTTTTGTTACACTGTAAATGTAAGACACTTCCCGTTAGGTACAACGATGTTTTTAAAATTATTTCAAAAAAAATTCCGATACCATTTCTGATACCGGAACTTGCCTGATCCTGACGGACTTGTCTAAGCAGGAACTCGTTTATCTAACTAAGCCTGTTGCTTCGTCAGTTGTAAATTCATCGCCGTGAGCTCTGATCTGAGCTTCCATTGATTTGTAGATCGGTATGACCTTAGCCACATACTCACTCCATTGTTCGCGATACCATTCTGACTCTAGATCGTTATTGGATTCGCTTCTTGCTTTTTGACCTAGAACTTTTAAAGCGTTCAACATAGTCATAGCCTCTTCGTGATCTAAAGCGATCAGGATTTCGTTGCCTGTTAATGGGATCATAGTTCTGTTAGTATTAAAGTTTGAATATCCATACCCATTCCGTGGTAGTTGGTTACTCGTGTTAAATTGATCTGGCCATTGTTATCGAGCAGGATCCATTCCTCAGTACCAATACTTAAAGCGGTATCGTTTTCGTTTGTGTAGAACTTAAACTGAGTTTCGAAGTTAACACCTAAGGTTGGAATTTGTGTGATCACAGAATCCATATTTAGCGTCCACATCATACCATTGTCAAATGCGAAGTAGCATAAATCGTCGAAGGTTTCCGAGGAGTTAATTCCACCTGCCCAGCCTGCGGTTGAAGCCGATAGCATATCTACTTTGTAGAAGCCGTTTGTGTTGTTTACTACGCCGAGGGTAGTGATTTCGTCTGTGCAGCTAAATAGAGTTAGTGCGGCAGCGATTGATAAGATTAGTTTTTTCATAATGTTTGTGTTTTTAGTTTATAGTATATATAGTGAAATAATTGTGCCAAAGTTCTATTTGTTAGAATTTTTTTTCATTGTGTAGATCAGGTATCCGTTCCAGAGACCGACGACTAATATGGCGATTACAATATCGATCTGGGTCATGACTCTGTGTTTAGGATTTCTTCTATCTCTGCTAGGAATTCATCAACCTTAGACCAGTGTGCTACACGTTGAGCATCCATTTGCCAGTTACCATCCAAGTCGGTGTAGACTGTGAATGTTAAACTCTTGAATTCGAATACCCAAGTTAAAGCTGGGCCGAAGGTATAATCGGAGAATACTGGTTCGCCGAACACATAAGGAATGGTCTTAAGCATATCCTGTTGCTTGTCTGTTAGTGTGATGAGCTTCAATGGTACGCCAATTAAAGCATTCTGTGCATCACCTTTTACTCTTAGATTTCTGATCATTTTCTTAGTTTTGAGAGTTAGTAAATACTTTTACCTTAGTTGGATCTACAAATGCGATTGTGTCCTCGATTTCCTTGGCAGTAAGACTACCGTAAAACCATTCGTTTCCTGTTGCTAAGATTCTGAAGTAAGTATCATATTTAGTTTCCATTTGATCTATTTGTTTTTTGTTACACTGTAAATGTACGGGATCCGTTTTAATCTACAACGATAAAATAAAATATTTTTTTAGTTGTATTTGCGACCCCAACCATCTACGTAATTGTAACCAGTTACTTCGTGATCGTCTTGAACTACCGGCTCACCATACTGCTTCTTAGTTTTACTTAGAGCAACTTGGAAGTTTTTCTTGTCCTTGTATTGATTGCCAATACCATTGTAACCGTCTGTCTTAAACATCCCGTACTCCTGAGTTCCATCTTCGTAGTAATAAACGTATAGGACTTTAACGTACCAGCCTGCGTCGAAGCTGAAGTATTGTTGTCTGGTGATGTAGTTGGTTGTTGCCATTTTGTTTGTTGTTTAATTACACTGCTAATATACGGGGCTTTTTTAAACTACAACGATGTTTCTGAAAAAAGTTTCAAATTTTTTTACAACACAAAAAACCCATGGAACTACGGAGTGATCCATAGAACCATGAGTGTTCCCATTCCCGTGGGATATTATGCACCAACCGAATCAGGTCCTAGTGCTAAGCCTGTTGATGGCGATGCTTGGCTTTCAATAAAATTCTTAAGTCCTTCTATTGCAGGAATGATCTGCTTAAGCTCAGAAATAGTGAATGCTCCTTTGGCTACTGCATGATCCATTGCACCAGCGATGACGTTAAAGTCTGAAATTGTTTTTTCCATTTAGTTTATTTTTTATTAGTACTTACATATGTGCCAATATAGTTTCCTGCGAGGTAAGCCAGGATAATTGGTACGTTTCCTTCCTCTATAGCTTTGATACCCATAAATACCATTGCCATGTTTATTAAGCCCAAGACTACTGAAATTCCAGCGGTCTTATGCTTTTCTCCGTTCATAGTTGTGTATATGATCAAGGTCTTAAATACACAGAAAACTACTTGCGAGAAAAATACGATAATCATTTCCATTAGATAGAAGCTTTGTCGTCGTCAGATAGATCTGCAGTGTCGATCGTAATATGCTTGCCGAATATATCCAGAGACATAGCGTTAACTAAATTGGCTGCATCAACTGGCTCAGACATATAACGTGGCTGCTGGAGAGATAAGCTAAGTCGCTTACTAATACGTAGCATTAATAGCATACGTGTACGATCCATAGTACGAGCGTCAGGGTTATAGTTGCCAACTGACTCGGCAGGTAGATTATCTAATGCGTCAGACATATCGGTAACGTTGAAACCACGTTCAGTACACTCGGCGTAGAGTGCAAGATAACGATCAGCAACCCAATCCAATTTGTCATAGAAGAAATTGACGTGGCCTTTACCTAACTTAAATTCAGCAGGAATGGTAGAACGCTTTTTAGGGTCACGTGCCCAATAGTCCTTACCTAATTTAAATAAGCGAATGATCTCGCGGTGCTCAGCAAGTAAGTGTGAGTCCGATAAGAGGATTGGCTTCATGTGAATGTTTACTCTAGTCATCTTGTCTTGTTTTATTAAAGCCTTCGATTACGTTATCATCCGGCTTGTTCATAAATGTATGTAATATCTGTGCCAATTGTAACGACTCAGAGTCGATGCGTTTGATTGACAGGTACAAATATACGACAAATCCAGTTAGGATCAACGAATAAAATGATAAAAATATTAAGGCTAAATCTAATAGAATTCTAAGGGTCATGTTACTTTACTTTAGAGATTAAAAAATCATCGGCTGCTAATTCAAATATGGCGAGTTCAACTAAGTCCTTCCAATTCTTAGGTAGACCTGTTTTGTCGGTTAGATCTCTAAGCCAATCCGTAGGGACCATTTTCATACTGTAATGTTCACACAACAGCATTGTCATCTTGCGTTTAAATGCACGTTCGTCTCTGCAGTTAACACCAACCTTATATGCCTTACCTCGTGCGGCTACGGCAATATAATCCAGTTGTTCTTCAAGTGTGTTGTGATAGTATCTCATTAGGGTGTTGTAATGCGTCATCTGTTTAAGTTTTTGTTTTAATTGTTTAACACGTCAAATATATCCATTTGAAAGGTAGGATCGTTGGATTTCCGATAACTTCTGATAATATTTTTGACTTCTGGTATCTTATTGAATTCGTCTAACTGCTCCAGGACCTGCTTAGAGAAGTAACGTTGCCAGTCGATCGAAACCTGTCCTGATCTTGTTTCAAGCAAGCGTAAATCTTCCTGTCGTAGACATATCACTTCTGCACGATCACGTGGGCGTTTCTCTACTTCCATATTATTCTTGATGTAAAATAAGTAAGGATTGTCAAAGTGTGTGATCTGAGTTCCTAAATATTTGTTGGCGAGTAGTGCTCCTTTTACATGGTAAGGTATAGTCTTGTTGTAGCTATCAAACGGCTTAGAGAATGCCTTGGCTACACCAATCTCTTCCAGTGGTCTGGTTTCGATATCGGCTTTTAGATCTTCCAACCAATCCTTGTCCAATGTACCACGTAACATTTTCTCCGCCATATCATCAAGCTTGCGCTTAAGGAATTCAGGAGTGTCCTTACGAATAACGTTCATACCACGGATGTACTTTTTACCGCTTCCACGAACGATCGAGTAATACCTTTTCTTCACATCGCCAAAATAGATATACTCTAAGTCCTTTTCTACTTCCAGACTTGAGAATACAAATTCGTCGTCTCTGCTGTCATGGAATCGATCTATGTATGTTTTGGTAAGTACCTCTGAATTGAACTCGTCTACGGTCTCCTCAAATGCCTTC